GTTTGAGTCCATTCCAGAATTCTTTCAGATAATGCGGACATAAAACCTCATTTTGTTTAAAGTGTAGAAGCAACCTAGTTTGGCAATCTAGGTTTTAACCTTGCGGTTTGCCTTGCAATGCAACCAAGTTTGGCAATCTTGGTTTTAACCTTGCGGTTTGCCTTGCCTCCACTTCTATATAATAACCGATTTTAGGGTATTGTGGGGTAAATGTAGACAGCTTGTGAACTGTCACACTACCATGCTTTTTCCATTGTGAAGTTAAAGAATGAGAATACCTCACGATTAACCACCTTATATGTACCAAACTCATTAGAGATTACATAACCTTCATGGTCACACATACTCTCGCCTATGTAACATTCAACATCATCACATCTTATGATATAGTTAAACATATCCAACTTGATTGACTCAACAAGTTTCCATAAACGTAGAACATTTATGTCGCAGTTGTTATCATCAGCAATGGCATCTAATAATAAATCATCTACCTCAATTTCATTGCGAATACATTTATTCAACTGCTTCTTAATCCTAGTGGCTTTCTTAAC